CACATTACCTCCTAATCTAGTACCGCCTGCCATAACAAGAGTATCTCTAGGGTTAGTACTTAGAGTAAAGTCATCAACTTCAACATTACCTCCACCAACAGATAATGAACCTCCATCTAATCCTGTTAGTCCTGCAGCATCTGAACCCATCAAAGCTGCGTCTATACCCATGGAAATACCTGTACCTATACCGGGGAATAAAGAAGCTACACCAGAACCAATTTCTCCTAATGCACCTAATATATCACCAGACATTGCTCTTTTTATTGCTAAACCTACTCCTACTATTAAACCTATAATAGGTATTTTTTTTAATAACGATTTACCTGCTGTTTTTGCTGCACCTGTACCAAGTGTTTTGAAAAAGCCAGATATTTTCTTTAAGAAATTTAAACCCTTCTTTGGTAATTCTACTAAAGGTTTAAACGACATTTTAATTAAATTTCCTACAGTTTTTAACTTACTACTCATTTTAGTAATAAATCCTAGAGTTTCTCCAGCTGCGTTTGATATTACGTTGAAGAAAGCTGTAATAGGTTCTAACATAACGGATAAACCACCAACAGCTTCTACCATTTTTTGCATTGCTTCTAACTGAGCTTCTTGTACTGATTTATTTTCTAACTGTCGTATTGTTTCTTCTGCTCCTGCGGTAGCTCTAAGTTCTGCCATAGCTTTTTCTTTTGCAACTCCTTCTTCCATTGCCTGTACTTCTGCAAATCTAGCTCTTACATTTTCTGATAGAGATTTGGATTGATCTCCTCCCAGTTTCTTTATAGCCTCTTGCTTTATAAACATATCAGCCATTTCTTCACGAGACATACCCATTGCTTTAGCAACTGCTTCTTGTTGAATACGATTCATATCACCAAATTTAGCTGCTGTAATTCCATTAGCTGCTAACTGTTCTGACATTTCTACTAAATTATTACTTAAAGCTGCTCTTCTAGCTCCATCTAAATTAAGATTTCTACCTATTAATAATTCAGCTTCCATTTCTGCTCCTATAGAATCTTCTATTTGTAACAAATTACCGGCTATACTTTCCATAGTTGAAAATGATAAACCTAATCTTCTTGCTTGGAAAGCTGCTTGCGCTAATCCTCCAGGCATATTTGCAGTAGATAATTGTACTGCTGCAGAGGCATCAGCTATATCTTTCATTACATCTTGATACCTTATAGTAGTACCGTTAACAACATTCTGTAATTGAACTCTACCGATTAGGTCATCATTGAATCCCTTTATGTCTTGACCTGTTGCTGCTGTAATAGATGCTAATTTTGCAGCCTCTTGAGATGATAGGCCGAATTTTTTAGTCATAGCACCCATCGTAACTAAAGTTTCGTTAGATAAATCAGCAGCTATTCCTAATTCTTCTGAAACACCAGAGGTAGCTACCCTAAATGCTTCACTTGTTAATCCTTTAGTATTAGCACTTAATGTTCTAAATCTACTATCTAAACCTCTAGCTTCTTCTCTAGAGAGATTTAAATTTCTAGATAAGTCAGTAACATCTTGATTAGTTTTAAAAATACCTTTCATAAAGGTACCTGCTGCGAAAAGCATTCCCATTTTACCAGCAGCTCCTGCTAACTGGGCTGCACCTGCAAATAAAGCATCTCCTCCTTCTACCCCTGCTTTTCTTGCTGCTTCAGCTCCTGATTTAAATTCACCGAATAATTTACCGACTATTGGTATTTCTCCTACTAAATCAGACATACTGTCGAAGAACTTAGTTTCATTATTTAGTTCATCATTAACTTCTTCGATTGCTTCAAAAGTGTCTAAAAGTCTTTCAGCATTATATTGAGCTCCTGCTAACGCTTCAACTGATTTCATTATCTGCTCCGCTTCTTCTTCACCAGCATTTGCAGCTTTTTCTATTAAAACAGCCATTTTAGATTCTATAGCTTGAATCTGACCTTTTACAATTTTTTGTTTTTTAAGAAATTTTTCAGTATCTTTCTGAGAGGCTAATCCATCTTTAGTAAATTGAGCTATATCTTCAGACATTTTAGATACTGAAGATACTAATTGCCCAGCTCCCTGTATTTCTGTCTTAAACTCTTTAGACCCTTTAGCGATATTTTTTAAGTGATTCGCTATACTACCTAAACTCATTCCAGCATCAGTAGCTTCTTTAGAGAATGCTTTAATATTCTCAGTCATTTCAGAAGTCGCTTTTGCTGCTTCTTGTGCGTTTTTAGGATCTATATTTGGATTCTCTTCGACCATTGTATATTATTATATAATATAAATAGTAAAGGCTCCTATTTGTTAGAAGCCTTTGTACGGTAAGTTGGTTTTATTTTAGGTTTAGCAATTGACCGTTTTTTTGCCTGTTTGTAATGCTTTTGATTTTGTTCGTTTTCTTTGTCGTAATACTCTTTCATTTTCTTCCAGGTAAACTTTCTTAACCATATAGGCATATTATATACCTCAGTCCAAGAGTAACCTCCTTTACCGTGAAATACTATTTCATGTATTGTAGTAAACAGTTTTAGCCTATCTGCCGGTGTCAGGCCAAAAAAAGCTAAGCCCAATGGGTAAGTCGACGTCCTCCTCTACGCCGTCTTCATCAGTATACTTAAATGTCATATTAACATTTGGTTGCATCTTATTATAATCTTCTCTTAAAGCTCTAGAATCTGAAGCTAAGAAGTATTTATCAACAAACTCTCTGATATCCTTTTTTTCAGTTAATCCGTTAATAGAAGTAATAATATATTTCATTCTTGTAGATATTTCAGGGGAAGAATTTTTATTAATTTTCTTCAAACCTGCTATTTCTCTTTCTATATTTTTTTCATCTCCATGTGTTAGTAACTTATAAGTAACTTTATTACCTGTGGATGGTAATTCAAATTCAAAATGATTAGAACCTTCGGTATATTTATCACTTTCAAAATCTATATTATCTAATTTACTTAAATCTATAGTTATTTCTTCTCCAGCATACCTTACTTTATAATCTTTTCCGTATGATAATATTCTTGCAGCAACCATAATTGCATTTTTATCCCCAATAAGAATCTCATCATAATTTATATCTTTATTAACTATTAATGACTTTAACAGTCTATCAATAACTGTACCGTTTTTTATATAGTTTTGGTTAGTTAAAAGATCCTCTTCTTTTGCTGTCATATATTTCATCTCTATTTTTCCTGATGAAAGGGGGGAATCAGCTGGGTAAAGTAGTCCTTTAGAGGGTAATTCTATTTCTTCTGTGGGAATTGTGAATTTTGCTTCCATAAATTTTATTTAGTTGTAACTAGTTTTATATATAAATATACGAACTTTATTTTTTTAAACCAACAAAAAACCCGGATATTTCCGGGTTCTTCAATTTTAATATGTAAGTTAACTTTAGTAGTTAAGTACGCAGTAATCCATGGCTACTGTAATTGCTACTTCTACTGGTTCATCTGATGTCCAGTCATACTGTCCAAAATCTCCATTAGTTAATACTGCTCCTTTGATAATCCACTCTCCTACTACATCACCAACTGGTCCTAAAATGTTAAGAGTTAAATCTTTTTTGTAAAAATCTGAATATCCTGCTCTTCCAGTTACTGATTCATACCCTAATCTAGCCCATTCCATTACTGCCTGTGCACCAGAAGGTGTTACTGGATCATATAGAGTCATTGTCATATCTTCCCACTCTCTCTTACCTCTAATTTTTCTATAAGAGTTCATGTGGTCTAATTTAATAATGTTATCAGTAAAGGTAGGTGCTTTTACATTCTTTACCATAAAAGTAGGAATGTTATCGATGTACATTACAAATCTGTTTGATACCTTTGGTTCAAAGGCCTGAAACATAAGTTCGCTGGGATCTAATACTGCCATGTTTTATTTATTTTATTATAAATATTGTTAATTTAAATTTATTATGCAAAAGTTGCTCCTGTTGGTTCAATTGTAAAGTCTAGTACTATAAATTCTGCTGTTTTAGCTGGCTGAATAAATACTTGTCCTACTAACTGATTTCTATCAACAACATCTGCTGTGTTATTTGTGTCATCCATTACTACTCTGTAAGCGAAAAGACCTTGTCTCTGTACTACTGATTCTAAGTATGGATTTACATTTGCTAAGAATTTATTTCTTGTTGCAACTGTATTTTGCTCGAAAACTAAATTGCTAGCTTGATCTCCTAAGAATTTCTTAAGCGCGATTAATAATCTTCTTACATTTACTCTATCTAAAGCCGATGCTTTAGTTTGTAGTGTTTTTTGTCCAAATACTGCTATACCTTGACCTGGAAAAGTAGCTATTGGGTTTATTTTACCAGCATATAAAGTATCTCTCTG